GTGTAAGCCATCATTGAAGTGTCTGTTGATGGTGCGATATCCGACTGGTCGGTTACAAATCCCCAAGGAGAATTTCCAAATACACCCGCGCTTAGAATAGATGCGTAAGCGTATGCCTCAGCCGCGTTCAATATTGAGAATTGTTTTGGGCTTCTTCGCCTCTTACTCTTTGCTCTGCGTCTTGCCATGCCTTATCTGGGGTCTTCTGAGGTAAATAATCCTTTTTCGTCTCTTGCAACCACTTTAGCTGGTGATTTGGCCAGATTATCCTGGATTATCTGCATTAACATCATTTGCATAGGATTAGGGGGCTCAATATCACCTAATGGTAGATTTTCTATTGTGTTTTTTAGTGCCATTGCTAATTTTTCGTCTAATTCTGCAATTCCTTGTTTGATTATAAAACCTGTAAAACGTAATTGTATTAAAATTCCAATAAAAAATGCTGCTATACACGCGCCCGCGATTAGGGCTTCTTGAATCATACCTCATCCAACCCTCAACCAACCTTAATGGTTGTCCTGGCAGCCTTCCACCGCATAATCTTCTTATTCTATAGGGTCGTCCGTAGTACAACCAGCGTAGACTCTATTGCGAGAGTAGACGCAAATCAAAGATTTGCTGGCGGCGGTTGCGCTGGATAGCGCAACAGTAATATATACCCCCTACGTGCGAAAAACGAGGTTGTATTACAATGAGCGAATATATACTAATTGATGTTAGCAAACATGACGAAAAAAACAGAAAAGACATTCGTGAGTTTTTAGAACGACATTGTCTTATTGTTCCTTGCGGCGTGATTACTACGTGTCCAGTAACTAACGATTTTCAAGTGGTGTATAAATGAAATTAGTGTGCCGTAAATGCGGTTTAACTTGTAATGCCAGGACATTTGGTGAAGTTGAATTGTATCAAAGAATGACTTGTGGAGCTGGCGGAACGCATAGGTTGGTTGGTGTTCAATGATTATCTGGGATTTGTGTTCAGGCTTTGGAGGATGGACTGAGGCTTTTACAAAACACGTTTACAGATTTGACAATAACCCGTTACTTCAAGACGTGCCAGGAACATTTCAAGAAGATGTAAAAGAATGGAGAAAATGGATTTTGAAATACCCTAAACCTGATGTTATCGTAGCATCCCCGCCGTGTTTAGAATTTTCATCAGCTTGGGGTGCACCAAGACCAAAAGCAAGAAGAGAAGGTATTGAGTTCAATCCAGACCTAAGTATTTTGAAAGCGTGTAAAGAAATAATTGAACATCTAAAACCTAAATGGTGGATAATTGAAAACGTGGCTGGAGCAAGTAAAGATTTTACAAATGAATTAGGGATGCCTCCACGCCAGATTATTGGGCCGTTTTTGCTTTGGGGCTATTTTCCATATTTACCCATTAAGCCAGGTTTTGTTCATTTGAAAGAAAAAATGCCAGATATTAAAGGCCCATTGAGGGGAAATTATCGCGCTATTATTCCTATGGAAATTTCTCAGGCCTTGCATGATGTTTGTTACAATCAACAGACTTTGAAAGAATGGGGGTTTGAATACACATGAAAAGAAATAATTTGCATTCGTTTACGCTTTGGCCTAAGGCTTCTGATATTGTTAGTAAAATAAAGCGGGGTAGAAAATCACAGTTTGTATCTAAGGCCGTGATTTGGTATGATACACCACCAGGAGAATTAGCAAGAGAATTAGAATTAAGAAAAGATAACCATAAATTGTTAATTCAAAGATATGCAGAATCCCAGAAATACATCTTAGAGTTAGAAAAATCTCAATCCTTTATATCTAAAATGCGTAAGAAATTCAAAAAATGACCTGTTTACCCCCTAATCCAGGCTCATTTATCTAATTCTTGAATTAAGTTGTTTAGGATTCTGGCAGCACCGTAAAGTTGAGCGAATGCAGAATAAGAAAGTGGCTTAGGAATACCCCCAGCTTGTGCTTCTTCTGCTCCCTCTTGTACAACTCCCCCGTATATGCCTCCAGCTGTAGCGCCTGCGGCCGCACCTAACGGGCCGCCAAATAATCCTCCAAACAATCCTCCCGCTGTTGCAAATGCTCCACCTGCTAGAAGATTTTCAGTTTCAAACCAATCTGCAAGTTGGTTGTCATTCATTTCCTTCCAACCTTCGGGCAAGTATTTTTCCAAATATGCTAAAACTAATCCAGCAACTAATGCTAAACCTGCTGTACTAGATAACAAAGTGGCAAACGGTGAAAGTATTCTATTTGCGGTATATGCAGTAACAGCAGTATCCATTAACTCACGTTCAGACCTACCCAAGACCACTTCATGTCTTACTATCTGGTCAGGCTTTGGTTTTGGCAAACTATCACGTCCAGGCAACCAAAACAGTTGGAGGGTCGCCAGTATTGCCACCACTAAATGGAATATTTGCTTCAAGGTCTGACGTTGTAACGGAAGAAGCTGGTACTCCGTAAGTTGCTGAAGAATATCTCAAACCACAGACCTCGTTAGTGGATATTGTGTCAAATGGGCCTCCTGTGACGTTCGGGCCATTTGCTAAGGTGTTTTGACCATAAAACACCAAATTGCTTGCAGTAGTTGCACCGTCTACATTACAATATAGCCAATATACGGTTCCTCTTGTAGTGGAGATAGTGCTAGAAAAAGAAGTATTAGTGATAGTTCCTGTTGATGCGGTGCTAAACGTTACATATCCTTGCAAATCTTTTGGCAAACCTGTGGTTCCGTCTGCTGAATAAATTCCAGCGTAAAAACTTCCACCAAAATGGGAAGTTGCGACTCTCATTCTCATTGCAGTTAAGTCACCTGTTTGGGAAGCGACAAATGGAAAAAATATACCTTTACCGTCCATCTTTGACGTGGATTTTGTCCTGGCTACCCCGTATGGTGGAGTTTGGGTAATCGCCCAATATTTGTATGTAGACGGGTTGTCAATTTCTCCACCTACTAACTCGACACCGCCACCTCCGCCGCCGCCGCCAGAGCTGGTTAAACCATCCCAATTTCCTTTTACGGCTAATCTTGCCAGGTTAACAAGCACGATTCGTCTAAGTTCGTCTTCTGCACCTTGTTCAGCATAAATTGTTTTAGCGACTCCTTGAAAATCAGCAAACGTAAGATTTTCTAAATCTACTGTCTTTAGCAATTCATAGATTCTTTTATCCGGAGTTGCGTCTGGTAATGGCAAATTTAGACCCCCAATAATCCATTCCACTCTGCACGAACACATTCAGCAGCCAGCTTAACTAATACTAAACGCCTTAATTCATCCTCATTGAGTGCCTCAACTGTAATTGGATTGCCAACTTCTGGTAATGTTTCACCTGATGCCATAGCACCAGATATTTGATTGAGTGTAAATCCTTTCAATAAGGCGTAAACTCTTGCTTCTCTATTAACTGCAGATGGTAAAGGCATATCATTTCAACCCCATCATTAGCAAAATAAAACCAAAAAATCCGTTCATTGGAATCTTAGCATTTTCGTTCCTAGTAACAGGAGCTGGTTTTTGATTCAACGGATTTGAGTTAGGTGGAACATAAGGTGCAACGGGTGGTTCGTATGAAGGTGGTAGCGGTGTTTGTGGTGGTCTAGTGCCTGGTCTAGTGTATCCTGGACGCGATTCAATCGGCATGTTGTCACATCACTTTAATTGTTTTTCTCGCATCTTACAAATGCGTTCCATAGCCTCTAAATCTTTAGTTGAAATAAATCCAACCATAAAGAGACGTTTTGCTTTTCCCATTATTTCTTTCAGTCTTCTTCGACCTTGAGCCTTAGTCATCTTCGGCATTTTTTCACCCTCATGCGTTGGTTAAGAATTGAGCCTTGAAGTTTAGGTTAATCGGGATGCTACAATCACTAAAGATTGGTTGATAATCAGAGGGGTCGGTTGTAGATACTGAACCTACTACGTTTCCTAATGCATCTACAACGAAAGCACCTTGAGTTTCAATTTTAGAACCGTCAACACTTGTAAAATATCCTTTTATGATTCTTTCACCTTGCAAAGTATCACCAATTGAGTTTCCGGTTTGCAAATCTACAAGTTCGTTAGTTGCTGCACCAGATGGAGTAACAACGAATATTCTGCTTGTTCCAGACCTGGTGTAAACAGATAATGCGGCCTCACGGTCTGCAGCGGTGTTGTTCATAACGCGCAATTTGTCTCCGGCTTGAAGACGGAATGGGGCGCAGAGGGCCGGAGTATACGCGGTTACGCCTTTAACGCCAACGGGTATAATGGAAGCAACAAGACCTTGACGCAAAATGTACGCGTAAGCAACCCCGTTATCACAAGTAACTAAACCAGAAACAACTGTTTTGTTTTGTGCATAGTCACCTATGTTTTGGGCTGAGACAGTGTATGTGATATCTGTAGTTAAATCAGATTCAGTACCCTCGGCCAGCTCTGCTTTGAGTGGGATATTTGTTCCATCCGAACAAACTAAAACTCCTGTAACTGTATTTGTAGCCATAATAATCACCTCAGAGTTTAATGCCGACTCCCAACGGCTTCATAATGTTGCGATTTACGTTAGAAATTGGGCGGCGCATTAGTTTCTTGAATAGTTTGAAACCTACTCCAGTAGTAATTGAGGCTACTGCCATAGCCTGGTAATTGCTCATAACATTAGATTGCATCTGTGCAAATGCTACGTCTGGATGAGTTACCAATTCAGTCAACGATAATGAGTTTGCACCTGTGTAAGCCATCATTGAAGTGTCTGTTGATGGTGCGATATCCGACTGGTCGGTTACAAATCCCCAAGGAGAATTTCC